ATAATTGTTAAGGTATTGGGTTAGCGGCTATACTCTGGCGTATAGTCGGTGTAAAAATCACTGGAATAACTGGATATTCTGAGCAATTGCAGCCTGCCTCTCGGACGGGTCTTTGATCGCTTCGATATCTTTTTTAGTCATGCTTACCGGTGTCTGCTGCTGTCCAACGTGAGTGGTAAATCTTGCCTGATTCTGCTGAGCCTGCTGCTGAGATTCATCCACAAAAGCGGATGCGTCAGACTGCTTCATCTGTTCGATCAGATCATTCAGTCCAAGAATTTTACCGTCTTTCAGCTTAAGACCTGCTTCTTTAATGTCTGCCATAACAGACCTCTTAGCCGCTTCACTGGAAAACTTAACATCATCGAGCGCCGCTTTGAGTGCATCTGAGAAATCACGGTCGTAGATTTTTGCATTGAATTCTTTCTCTGCATCCTCGGCTTTTTTCTTCCATCCAGCAAGCTCTGTCTGAATGTTCGCCGGGTCGATACCGTCAAAGCTTTTTAAGGTTTCTTCTGCTGTCTCAGCACGTTCTTTCCAGCTGTCACGTTCACCCTCGACTTTTGACAGGGTTTTCGCTACTTCTTTAGCATTTTTATAATGCTCAGAGAGTGCTTTCTTCACATCTGCCTGCTTGTCCTCTGGGATTTCAATTCCAAATGATTTAAGTGTGTCAATAAGTTTCTGCATATATATCCTCCTGGTCGTGTTTATTGACCTGCCGCCGCAGGTAAATGGATTAAGCCAGTTAGACCACTGGCAGGGTAACTGGAATAACAGGAATCGAACCTGTGACACTCTGATTAACAGTCAGATGCTCTACCAACTGAGCTATATCCCATTAACCCGGATTCCCGGGTTAGCAAGGTATTTAACGTGCTATGCCTAAACACGAGACGTTTCGGGCTACGTCAACGCCGCCTATACGGTCGCGCACCTCTGCACGGGTTGGATTCCACTGTTCAGTTATACGTTCTCACAAGGAGGTATGCCGCCATGCACTAACGGCAATGGTACGTGTCGGAAATTGCGTCCGCTTTTCAACCTCATGCTTCTTGTGTTGGATAAACACTGCATTTTCTATTAAGGACACGCACCCAAGAAAGGAGGAAAGCAATAAAAATGTCTATGTCAAGCATTTCTGCTTACAAATCTTCCCTACGAATATATTGTATCACAGAACCTTCAAAAAGTTGTGGTACATGTTTTAGCCAATTAGAGCATATCCCTGAGCTTTTCCACGTATCTTTTAACAAGATCACGTTCCTCCCGGCACTCCGCATCCTTGGACATATCGCTCATTTCTGTTGTGAGTTCGTCCAGATGTTCTTCCAGAGCGGCAAGCATCTTTCTCTTGCAGTCCTCGGATTTGCCGGAACGATAGCTCTGTTTCTGCGTCATATAGTCGTCATAAGCATCTCGTCCGTCAGAACGGCTGTAATGTCCTCTGACATAATGCTCACCACGTCTGGCATAAGAACTACCTCTGTCGTAATCCGGCATCATTCTGCCATCATTTGCGCTGTATCTCCCCATACTGTCACGTTTTCTTCCACGTTCGCTGTAATCGTCATTGTAGCCACCACGCATCTCATCAAGGACAGTATTGTAATATTCCACTTTCTTGTCCCAGTACTGCGTATTCTTGATATCTTTATACATATCAATCAGCTTGTATGTCATTTCCAGATTTCCAGTGGTCAGCCCACTGTCAGCAATTTTGGACAGTTCGTCTTCAATTCTTGCACATAAGTCTTTAATGTCTCTCATAATCACACCTCCTATGCTTCTCTGGTCACAACAATGTTTGCGTTCGCAACAGAAACAGCCTGATCGCTTGTATTCTCTACTGCGATATTAACGCAACATCCGCGAGGTACATCAATATAGATTCCAGAGGACACATTGTTGTACTGGTCTACTGCTGCCGGTGTGGAAATCATCTGAGAAGAAAGAACCGGCTCACCAGATATTGCAATAGCCAGAGAGATAGCCCCGACAGTACCACCTGTTGGAATTGCAATATTACCAGAGAAGTCCACGAAAAATCTAGCCTTGCACTGGTTAGTAAGTCCTCTCAGCGTAATGATTCCACTTCCCTCCCTGTGTTGAATGCAGTTAGAACCTTTGACTGCTGTGTTTGAAAATACTACGTTTCCATTTGCTACTACAGTCTGAGCAGCTACATTTGTAAATTCTGCCATAATTTTTACCCCTTTCATATCACAAAAGGACAGGTCTCAGCCTGCCCCTCTGTGTAATACGGCATAAGCCGACATCCGAAATCAATCGAAAGATACTCTCGATATGAAGTTATCAGCAATTACATCCAGTGTTGCATCCACATCCGTAATATGTGTTCGGGTTAGGAACCTGATATGCCGGAATCGGTGCTGGATTAATCGCATTAATAAGCTGCTGTGTCTGAGAGGCCATTGCAGTTGTGAGAAGTGCACTCTGGCGATCCTGAGAAGCGGCACGTCTGAGGTCATTGTTTTCAGCCTGAAGGTTAGAAATCTTTTCATTGCAAAGATAATCAAGAATGGCTCTTGTCCCAGCGTTCTGGCTGTCAATAATGTCTCTTGTGTTGCTGTTCATGGTGTTCTGCAATGCACAGGTGTTCTGCGCCATATTGTAATTTACACCCTGGATAGCTTCTCTGGTTTCACAACAGCAGTTCGCAAGCTGTGCCTGTAAAGCATTGGTGTTCCGCATGTTCGCTACAGTATCAGCATTAATTGCCTGCTGGATTCCGAATCCAGTCTGCATGATGTTTGTGTTGATTCCATTAAATCCGGTAAGCATACCATTATTCATGGCATAAAAGCCATCGCACAGGCCGCTGTTGATTCCGTCAAGCTTGCTGATTACCGCGGAATTGTCAAATCCTCTCTGGATATCTGCCTGAGTAGCTGCTGTGGCTGCATATCCGCCGCCATTGCCGTTATTGCCCCATCCGTTGTTTCCCCATCCGAAGAAAGCAAAAATGAATAAAACAATAATCCACCAGCTACCATCTCCGCCAAACATGCCGTCATTATTTCTACCGTTTCCAGTAGCAGCGGCAATATCTGCTAAGCTATAATTTCCATCCATAATATAATCTCCTTTTTGTGTATTTACATCAATCTGGCCAGATTGTAATGTACTATTTCATTCCTTTCAACATGTGCTGGAATTGTCCTGCCATCTGCTGAACCTGATTAAGCTGTTGCTGTGAAATCCTTCCAGACTGTAGCATTTTCTCAACTTCTGCTTTCGGATCTCCTTTAAAATTCTGCTTAAACTGCATAAACTGCTGTATCATCTGCATTGGTCCGTTTCCCTGCGGCATCCCACCGCCAAGTGCATTAAATAATGGATTACTCATCTGTGTTTCCTCCCTTGATTGCTGACTCCTGTATGGTATTAGCCCTAACAGGTTCAGAAAATGAATTTAATCGGTTTATAATAGCTTCGTATTTGCCCTTTAAATCGTCATATTCCTGTCTGGTGACATACTTACTGTCCATGTTCTGAACAGGCTGTTTAGGCGGCATCTGAGATCCCACCTCGTGGTATTCAAATGTTCGCAGTGGCTGCGGCATGCCAGAAACATCTGTGGATTTTATGTAGAACTTTTCACTCTCTGAATCCATCAGCAAAACACTTGTCCCGGGTGCTACCAGATAGGATTTTGCGCCGACTTCGCCGGATACCCACAGGATACCGCTATTATTCTGCTGTGGTTGCTGTACTGGTTGAGCTGGAATCTGGACAGGCTGTTGCTGGAACTGGTTCATCTGCCCCGGAACGCCAAAACTATATTGATAAGGATTGTTATATAGTGCCATCTTATACACCGCCTTTCTGATTATATTTTTACATAAAAAAAGAACCGGAAACAGGTCGTTTCTGGCTCTAATTAGTATCCAAAAAGTATCAGCACACTTTGATTATTTTATTATTTACCCTCCGGCTTAACCGCTTTGCTGTTGATATACTCACGTTCATCTGTTCAGCGCAGTATTCAAGAGTGCGCTCCTGACATCTCAGCCGGAACAGTCTTTCTTCGTCTGGTGTGAAATTACACTCTATCAAGAACCTGTCTATATCTTTTTTCGTGAACACATATAATTTCATGAGCATACCCCTTACTAATGCTAACGCTGATTCTGCGCAAGATACTCCGTGAGCTTCTGTTTTGTTTTTTTTAATTCCTCAACATTATTCCCACTGATCTGACTATCCAACATGGTTGATAGTACTTCCAGAATCAATGAATCACGCTCCGCGATCCTCTGAAGACTCTCGTAATCTCGCTTATCATGTTCTTCCAGTGTCTCAACTCGCTTGTTGAGTCGAAATATGCCGGAGTAATCCACTTAAGGATTACAGCCACTGCTCCTCCGATAATAGACACTCCTCCGCAAAATGAGAGGAATACTTGTACAAATTCTGATATGCTCATTTAGCTACTCCTTTTCCCAGTAATATACCGGGACTTCATTTCCGGAATCCCATGTATCGTAATATTTTCCATCCCGTACTGTCACCACATGACCATCTATGCAGAGAATGTATGTGCCTGTCTGATGATCTGCGCAAAAATCATTGACTGTATAGATATACCGTTCTGATTGCTCAATCAGTTTGCGTCTGTACCCATGTTTGTAGAGGTACGCTCCCCAAACGTAATTAGCTGATGGCATATCTGACAGAGTACATGCCTGTATCATTAATCCGGTAAAAACCGTTTCCCAGTCGAAGCCGGTTGCTTTACATATTGCCCGAACAGCACAATCTCCGACTCGATTTCCAGCAGGATTCGGATTGTAATATTCCCATCTATCCATCAGTCAATCCCCTTTGCTGTTTTATATCTCTTTGCCGCTCCTCTGGCTTTTGCGGCGTTCTGGCGGCTCCACTTAGCAATCATGAGTCGGTCTTGTAGCTCTCTCAGGTCGTTCTGCTTGCAGTAATCTTTGTATGCAGCATTTTGTTTCTGCAAAAGATAAGACTTCCGATCAAGGTCTTGTTGTAATGCAAATTTTGCCTTTTCATTCGGTGCATTATCGACTCCTGCTTGCAGTCCAAGAACCTCACGCTTTGTTTTGCGGATTCTTCGTTCATAAGTACGTTGTCGTTGTTCCTTTTCGTACTGTTTGCCTTTGTCGGCTTTATCCTGTACTGATAGTTCTGTATAGGGGTTAAATTCTCCATCACTGGCTCCAAAACTATGCCGACAGTTGACCCCTGACAGTCCACTTGCCGTTCCATATCCGGTCAATGAGAACGGCGGAAATTTCTTGCTCTTGCCAGAACGAGAGTATATCTTTCCTTGCCACCATGCGTGATTTCCCGGATTCTCACCGCCGTCACCTGTTCTGGCTCCCATGTGAGCACTGACCAGAACTAAATCCCAGTTCATTTCTTCCATGCGTTTTAGGGATATATCTCCAGTAGCCTGAGCCACGCCAGTTCTGACAGAGCGTGCGACTGCTGTTTCGATCGTGTCTTTTCTGCCAGATGGATATGTGACAGTAACACCATCACTCACAACGTTATTAACTGCCTCTTTAATGGCTTGTGTATACCCAACCGCCCCAGTCATTACATGATTGTACGCAAGGTCGCACTGCTCAATATAGAGTCTTTGAGCGGCACTTGCAGTCGTTCTTGTAAAGTTCTTCCACTCACCCATAGTCGCAAGCATATTTCGCTCCATGAGTCTTATCATAGCTGGCGACTGTTCGAGTGGTACAGGGCTTAATCCTGCCGCCTTGTATATCTTGTCATCATAGTCCATTGCAGTGATTCCGGCATCCTCAAACGCTTCAAGAAGTTCCTGTTGTTCACGTTTGGTATATCTGGATAATTCTGCCAGAATGTCCTCTAGCAGTTCGCCGGATTCCTGTAGCGTTCTGATTCTCCACGCGTCAGCATTGGTCAGAATATAATCCTCGCCTCTGCCGATTCTTGCCATCATTCGAGACACAATCTCAGAGATGATATACTGATGCAGTTCTTCAGCAATCTGTTCGCTACCCTCTGTAATTTTCCGTAAATATTCAGGACTTAACATAACTATTCATCTCCAAATAATTTCGGTTCGTCTGGTTGAGCTTCTTCAACCATTGCTTTCGCATCTTCCTCGGTCATTCCTTCAAACTTTACGAAATACAACCATGCAGGAACCTTACCAGTGGTCACATACTGCCACCATCTTGCACGGTCATTTTCACGCACATACAGAATGTCTCCGAAATCATAATTGACTTCATAAGCCCCAACCGGTGCAAGTCCGTACAAGTCAGCGTAAACGTTCAATGCGTAAATAACTTCATCCAGACAGGATTCCAGTTTGTCTCGAACGTCTTTAATGAACTGCACTGTCCTCTGCTGTTCCGCTTCCACTCCTGTAGCTGTCTGTATGCCGCTAGATTCGTTAAAAACAAAGTACCCGTTGGAAAATCCAATCTTGTACCCTAACTGGCTTAAAAGGGCATTTATGCCGGCTATACGGGTATCTGTGTTGAGAATTGGGTTGATTTCCTGATAGAACTCTTTCTCGTCCTGTCCGAATACATTCTTAACAAAATGTGGCAATCTCATCTCGTTCCGTCTGTTCTCCATACCCTGCGGTGACATGGCTGCTACAGGTGTACCGCTTGGCATCAGCAGTCTATCATCTGCCAGGACAATCTTCTGAGAATCGAAAATTTCTCCGGCATTTCTGCTGTATGCAATATCCAGGTCTTTCAGTTCTTCGATAGCTTCTGCAAATATCGGAAGCCCAAGTGGTGTGCTAATGTCTACATTGTTCGCCTGCGGTGTCCGCAGTACTCCGTACAGAGGTCCGTCCAGCTTCTCACCATTAGCCTTGAGTATTGGCGGCGTATCTGCCATGAGGTCAGCCCATTTGGTCTGTTTAAGGTCAATCTTGTCGCCAATGCTCTGAGGGGATTTTGACACATAGGCTCTGTTTGAAACATAGTACGGATAGGTTGTCACGCCGTCCACGGTGGTCTCAACAAACCTGTGATATTCAAGCCTTGTGTAGTATTTCCGTCCAACAGTATAGGAATCCTTGAATATAATCCCCTTTATTTCCTGATTATCATAATCTATAATCATCACATCTGCCGGAGTAAATACGTCAAGGCTCTCACCGTTCGGCTTAATAAACACCGTTCCATAAGCACAGCCATATTCTACCCAGTGGCGTATCTGGAAATATACTTTATCAATCCGCTCCTGTAGCCACGTAGCCCTTGCGGAGCCGTCTATCTGAATGCCGATCGCCAATGTTGCGAGCCGGGCTGTCTCTGAGCAGACAGATTTGGCAAAATTAATTGTCTTGATATTATTCTTATCATCTAACCATTCCGGTACACCCCTGTATATGTTCGCACACCGGTTAATCAGTGATTCCATCTCCGGAAATTCTGCTGCCTGGATATTAAAATCCTCTTCGGCTTGTTTTTTGAATATCATGTTAAACCACCTTTTTAGTGTTGTTATAAGTCCCATTTAGTCACCTGTCGCTATCTTCTTTCCACACATCGGACAATAATTAAGGTCAAACGGTCTGGAAGTAATGCTTCCTTTTCGGTCTTTCATGTACATGTACAACATGCATCCGTATATATATTTGTTCTTCTTGCGTTCTGGATTATCATAGCATTCTTTGTAAGAAGCTAAATTATCACAAAATTTACACATTATGCACTGTGCCCCCTTCTTCTCCACAACGATTCTGAGCCATACCGGACAGAATCTATCAAATGATTATCCTTGTCCGGATATCCACTGCAAATATTTCCATCTTTATCACGTTCGTATTCGTATTTCTTGAACTCTTTGCAAGCATTTGGCGTTCTTTTTGGGTCAAACACAAGCTTTCTTCTTTGCAGCCACTTCATAGAATACTCAATGCTTCCCGGTCCTTTGATTGCTCCTCTTGCTGGGAGTCCTGAATCTCTGTAATCATTGATTGATTTAGGCTCGGCAGAATCGCAAGTAATTTCGTAATCATCGTACTGTCTTCGCTTAATTTCATTCGCAGTCCATTCATTTGATTTTTTGTTTTCGTAAATCTCGTCAATAAAATAGATTGTTTCTCTGGCGGAATCATAATAGATTCTGGAAAAAGCATATTTATCCGGGTACCAGCCCCAGTCAACGCCCTGATAAATTCTGTCAAAGTGACTAATTTCTTCATCCGTGATAGTTCTTTCTTCGATGTATTCAAAGACATTTCCACCATTTCCGTTAGCATGGCCTAAATACTCATTGTCGTAAGCATCTGGATTTACTTCTTTTAGATGTTCGGCATCTGCAAGGAATACATCTCCAAGCCATTCCTGTTCGATTCCCAAATCAAGGTAAGTGCTATGCACAACCATTACATTTTCGTCTTTTTCTTCCGCTTCTGCCGTATACTCATTCGCCCAGTTATTCTTACTCCTAGGCGGGTTGAATGACTTGAATTTATATGCTTCATTACCACCACGAATAGCAGACTGTTGAATATTTCGGATTTCTTCTGGATTAGAAAACTGATCTAACTCCTCGAACCAGACAATACCGATATATCCAAACTCTGGCTTGATAGACTTAATCTTTAATGGATCGTCAGCACCACGAAAGTAAATCTTCTGTCCAGTAGGCTTATACGTAATCTCCATAGGAGATACCTTGCACACAAATTCCTCATTTAGATTTAATTTATCAATAGCCCATTTCATCTGAGCGTAAACAGAATCTTTGATAGTGTTTCCGACTTTTCGCAGAATCAGAGCGTGCATGTTCGGATTATTCTTCAGCAGTTCCGGTATAATCAGAGATATAGTTGAGGACTTCATGGAACCACGTCCACCAGGAAGAATGTATTCACTATGTTTCTTTGCTCGAATATCCCTAATCATTTTATGAAATACGTCCGGGACAATGTTCAGATCAATATGGTATTCACCTTGCAATCTAGCTTTTTCTTCTGCTTTCTGCTGTTCTTCTCTGGCTTCTTTTATGGCAAGCGTCTTTTCCAGATCATTCATGGATTTCAGCTGATCGGAGAAATCCGGAGCAAATCCGAATGAATCAGTCAGCTCACCTCTTGCGATCATGGAGCGGCGCTGCTGAATTTCTGCCAGAGACATGATGTCAGTGCCTTTTTGTTTTTCAATGAGAGACTGTTTTTCGGCTATATATGCGGAAATGCAACCTTTTTCCAACAGTTTTTTTGTCGCGTTTCTAATGATTCCATTAGAGTATCCAGCTTTCCTTGCGGCGTCAGATGCATTCCCGCCATTCTTTATATATTCAAGTGCAAACGCTTCCTGTTTAGGCGTTAAGTTCATCTAATCACCTCTGTCCATCCTCATTTTCTGACTGCCTCCCATATTTCTTTTAGGCACATGACTACATCATACTGGGATGCAGTTCGGAGTATTTCGTAATCACAATCTTTCCATTCACCACGTTTTGTTGGTCTAAACACTGGCGTTGATATAATTGTTACTGTTATCAATCGTTCCTGTTCATGGCTGTAGAATTGCGATGTTCCGATTTTTATGATTAATCCGGTGGATAATATAGCTTTTTGGAGTTTTCTTGTAACTAATTTTAAGTTCGCCATATCATCACCTCATTTCTGGCTATAAAATCCCATAGTAACACTTCTGAGTATATTCTATCACAGGTCAGTGGAAAAGTTGTGGTACATGTTTGAGGAATTTTGTGCTAAAAAAGAGCCGGTAAATACCGACTCTCTAATTTTATTCGTTGCTTTGTAATTTTCTGATTACCTCGCCCTGATCTCCCGGGCATCCCATGAAGCATTCCGGGCAATGTTCGTAAAATACGCATCTGATGCAGTCATGTGGACTGATTGAGCTGCAATATTGATGTAGTACTGTGAATGCTGATATGGCGAGTTGCGGGGTTATGTCTGGTGACTTAAACATCATGTTTTTGCTCGCCCTGGTCACTTCCACATTATCATCTTTGAACTTTATAGTATCCCCATTACATTTTATCGTAACTTCGTTCTTTTCTCTGTCAATTTCAAGTGTAGGATTGTCCAACATGATTATCAACTCCTTCTCATTAATGTGCAAGTAATCCAACAAACAGCGGAAGAACTAATGCCATTAAGCATAATGGTTCTTTTGTATAACTGAGTGCCGCTATTACGGCAAATGATGTACTGGCCCATGCTACTGATTTCGCCATTGCTGTATTAAAATCCATTTAATCACTCCTCTCCCCAGTCAATTTTCTGCCCGCATTCAGAACAGTACTTGCTTATTTTTTTACCAATAACAGGTGTTCCGCATTTCGCACATTTTTGAGTGGAAAATATATTGTACGGAAAATCTGGAACATATTCTTCAGGTTTGCATGGAATCTGATTTTCCAATGCTTTTGCTCCGGAATCACACGCCCATGCTTCCTTGAGATATTTTTTCTGCCATTCATCTTTGTTTTCAGAACTTTCAAGGAAACATAAATGCTGGTCTCTCATATCGGATAATATGTCTTTTGCTTCTTCTGGTTTCATATTAATCATCCTTATCGTCCTCCTCAATACTGACAGTTTCCAGATCTGCGAAATCACAACACATTGCGAATCCGTCAATCATTTTCTTCTTAACTCCAAATACCTCTATCATGTGAGAATTATTTTCCATGATTTTTATTATATCTGACTTTTTAACATATTCAGCCATTCTTCATCTCCTCCAACTTCTTCTCAACTTCTTCTCAGCTTCTTCACGTGTGGCAAATACTGTCGAATCCCAAAAATACAACATTCCTAAAACAAAATTTTTTTCAAAAATAATAGAATTTTGTTTATCTCTCGTAGAAATACAATAGACTTTAGAACCTAATGGTACCGGCAATCTCACAAGCAAGCCCTGTTCTTCCAGGTCTTCATAATTGCAAAGCTTTCGCGCCGCTGAAATATAATCGTGCTGTTTAACCCAGACATCTGATTCACCGTCTGGTGTAATATCATATCTTTCTGTTAATCTCTCCATCTACTTCACCTCTTCCAACTTCTCTACCGCCAACTTCAGCGATTCTACAAATTCATCATTTACTACTGCGCGATCTGGATTCTCGATAAACTTTTCAATATCTTCAATTGCTTTCTATTCGGGTATAGGAACTGTCCCTTTTCCTACTTTTGCAATTTCAAGAAGTTCATCTATATTATTTTCCCAATTACGTGTATTGCACAAATCCGTGTTGCACTTATTATTCCTGTTGTCCAACACACATCCTATACATTCACGTTCGCAACAATTGCTTACATCTGCAATCCGTTCAGCAAACTCTCTTGCAGACATTTCTTTTGTTCCGAGGAGTTCTGATGCTTCGTAGAAAGCGTAATCTGACCAAATACGTACACCATAAACAATAGCTTTGCTTTCTTTGCAAAATCTCAAAATGTCCGGTAAATGTTGTTCTAGTAATGGCTTGCAATCGTCTTTTAAACACCAATGAAATCCTTGTTTTTCAGCTTCTTTAAGTAATTTTTCATTTTCCTCTGGTGTTCTAACCAGAATACATTTATTTCTTAAATCAATCATTTATTTTCCTCCTCCAATCTCATCAATACAATCGTTCCAACCGATCTTATAGCTCGGTAGTTTGCCTCCCGCTTTGAAATACTCGCCGTTATAAAGCCCAGTTACTTTCATTTTCTCCGGCAATGGCTTCAATGGACACCAATCAGGTCTTGATTTGCTTTCACAATCATAATGTTCTTCTGTCATCAGAATTACATCATAATCTAAACAGTCAGCTAATTCACACAAATCCTCATATTCAAGATCACTACAGTATCCAGTTCCAAATGGACAATCATAACAATTTGTTGGTGTATCCAACACTAATACTGATTTACTCATCTGACTCCTCCTGCAATAATTCTGGATTGTCGAAAATGTTTCCAACTACTTCCATTTCGCATCTGTCGATATAATATTCTGTCAATGGCATTGGCCAGCAGAATGGTTCGCATCTGCTGATTGCATCTGTCGGAACAACCTCATAATGCCATCCGACAACTTTGTCTACTATGGAGCCGGTTTCAATATTTCTTACACCAAATTCTCCAAATAGCACTTTTACAAGGTCTTTTGGGTTTCCATGGCACATCAAAATGTCATTCTTCCAAATTTTATTCCCGTTCTTGTCGTAAAGTCCTGTGAACTGGCAGAGGGTTTCTGGATCAACCAATTTCATTCTGTCTGTTATTAAAAAGATGATTGGCAATATACTCGCTTTTTTATACGGCTGAACAATATAAC